GTTTCAGGCGGTACGGCGAAGTATTACTACGATTACAAGCAGCAGAATATCTATGTTGACGTTTCGTCAAGGCTTGCGTATATGTTTTCAGGCAGTAAAAAGCTTGTGGTAGTAAACCAGACTGCGGGAATATTCCCCGAGCTGAAACCCGGAGAGAACAGCATAGTCGTCGAGCTGGTCCAGGAGGAGTGGGAGCACGACGGAAAAATATACAAGTCTCATAACCAAAAGCTCCAGTATTTGGGTTACAACAAAAATGAGAGGTGGTATTGATGTATGACTACATAAGCGTGTTTGCGCCCGATGAAACCGATTTTTCTCACAACGGCTTGCGTATACTTGTGCCTACCTCTTGTGAGATTACAGAGGTTTTAAACGGCGAATACTCATTAACAATAACACACCCGCACGATGAGTGGGGTAACTGGAAATATATCCGAGAAAACTACATCATAAAGGCGCAGGGACAGCTTTTCAGAATATACCGGAAATCGCTTTCAATGTCGACGGACGGAAATTACGAGGTCAAAGCGGACGCTATGCACATCTTCTACGACCTCAACTATTATTTCATAAAGGATACCAGGCCTATGATGGCTACGGGCGAAAACGCGCTTGAATGGATAACCACTCATACGTATGCCGACAGAGGAAGCAGTACGGCGGAACAGCCTGCCGAACGCTTTCTGTTTTCAACGGACATAAAGCCCTCCGGAGAGTTTCCGTCCGCCGACGATTTAAAAACGGCTTATTATGAAAAAATGTCGGTTACCAAAGCGTTGATCGGAGCGGATAACTGCTTTATAACCGTTTGGGGCGGAGAGCTTTTAAGGGATAACTTCAATGTTGTAATTAACAGGCGGAGGGGCGAGGATAACGCCTTTTCCATACGATACGGCTTTGACATGACGGAAATTCAACAGGAGGTCGATTATTCGAATTACTGTTCCACAATCTACTACGAAGCGACTATTTACAATGAAAGCATTGTGAACAATGAAAAACAGAGAAATGAAACGGTACTGACGGGTACGGCTTCGCTTAATACTCTTGATATGGCTGTCCTTCCAGTTCCGCCTATGCAGTTTTACAGCTTTGAAATCAATATTAAAGATATAAAGCGCATTGTTAAAGGTACTGTAAAAAAAATAACCGATCTTCCGGTTGAAGGCAACAGCATGGGCGATATTTATTATGTTGAAAAACTCGCAGACGGCACAGGCGCATATTATGTGTGGGCAAACACATCGCTTTCAGAATCGCCCCAGTGGACATTAAGCGAAATTCCTACGATAGCGGAAATGAAAGCCGCCTGTGAGGAACGCGCAAAGGAATATATGCTTATCAACTGCCAACCAAGTATAAATTACCGAGTAAGCTTTGCCGACCTTAAAAACTATGATTTATATAAAAGCTTTATAGGCTTGCAGGAATGTAATTTAGGAGATATAGGGACGATTTATCATGAGCTGTTAGGAATAAACACAACGCAGCAGATCGTCAAGAAAACAATCGACGGCATAACGGGCGAAGCTATCGGTATAGAGCTTGGCTCTCTGCGTAAGTCCTTTACAAGCGACGGCAGAATAAACGGCGGTATAAATTCAGTACAGTCCGAGCTGATAAAAAATGAAATAGCCGCTGAAAACACATGGGAGAATCTCGGTAATTTAGGCTATGAAATGCAGGACTTAAACCTTTCATGGACTGAGCTGACGGGAAATCCAATTGTAGGAGGCGTTGACTAATGCCGCTTGTTAATATACCGGCTAATCGAAACGTAGGAGCTTGTGTCGGAGACATAAACGCCAACTTTAAATACCTTGACAGAGAAAGCAAGGATAAAAGCGGAGAATATACGCAAGATACTCAAGCAAAGGTCTGGGTGATACTTCACAGCTTAAACAAAAAGCCGTCGGTTACAGTCATAGAC